ATAAAGACCTATAAATAATATTTTGAGAGTCACCCTTATACTTTTTAGGATTAGAAGGTCGATATATCCCTTTATAGCTCATATATAGTAATAACAACTTAAACTTATTTATCGTGTCATTTCCAAGAAGTTCAGAAATATTTAAAGGAGACATGAGAGATCTCCGTGATTCTGTCGCACGGCCATCTCTAGATACTTATTATCAAGTCAATTTTTCATTTGGAAACTTTGACAAGTGGTTGTCAGATGTAGATGATGCCAATGGCCCTAACTCTAAAATGAGAACTCAGGGAAGGGATTTTAAGCAAAAAATGTCTCTGTTGTGTACACAAGCAGAGATTCCAGGCACAAGTTTTGTGGAATCCACCGTAGTAGGACATCATCAGGGTATTCAAGAATCATTTCCACAATTAAGAAATTATCCTCCACTAAACTTAGTATTTTATGTTGATGCAGATCATGTTGTTTTAGAGGTTTTGGAAACTTGGATGTCTTATATTAATCCAATACAAACAAATCAGAGAAACATCAACGCTTATTCAAGATTTAATTATCCAGATGACTACAAAGAAATTATTCATCTCTCAAAATTTGAAAGAGATACTTTCATAGATGACAGGTCAAAGGGAGATTACTCGACCAGAGTAACAAATTATGAGTTTGTAAATGTTTGGCCTAGTAATTTAACTTCAATGAGACTTGCCTATGGAGACTCAAATGTGTTAAAATGTAATATACAGTTTTTGTATGATAGATTCTTCACAAGTTTCCATAAAGTCGATAATGGTGTAGCTCCAACTAATACACCAGTTGGTATTGTTAATTCAGATGACTTAGCTAAAACTGTTGATATAGGTGAAGCACCCATCAGATCTAATTATGGAACTAATAGAAACGAACAAGGGTCATTCTCAAAAGATAATTACCAATTTAAAAAGAATAGGGGTAAAGATTTAACAAATTTTCTATAACTAAATAAAACACCAATAAAGTTATCATGCCATTACCAACCATTGAGACTCCAACTTATGAGTTGAAGTTACCTTCATCAAATAAAAAAGTCAGATACAGACCATTTCTTGTGAAGGAAGAAAAGATATTAATCATCGCTCTTGAGTCAAAAAATCAAAGTGAAATCACAACTGCTGTGACAGAAGTTTTGAAAAAGTGTATTCTGACAAAAGGAGTTGATGTTGATAGTCTACCCACATTTGACATTGAATATTTGTTTCTAAATATTCGTGCTAAATCAATTGGTGAGGACATCAAACTAACTGTGACATGTCCAGATGATAGAAAGACAAAAGTTCCAGTCACAGTATATGTGGATGAGATCAAAGTTGTCAAACCAAAAAATCATAAGAAGGACATTGTTTTAGATGATAAATTGACTCTTCGCATGAAGTATCCATCATTATCTCAGTTTATTTCAAGTAACTTCGATACAGAGGATGAGGCGGAAGAATTGGTTGATAAAACTTTTAAGGTTGTCGCTGATTGTATTGAGACTATCTACAATGAAGAGGATGCATGGGATGCCAAGGACTACACTCCAAAGGAAAGAATTGAATTTGTAGAACAGTTAAACTCAAAACAATACAAGGCTGTTGAAACATTCTTTGAGACAATGCCTAAATTATCTCATACAATTGATGTCGTAAATCCAAACACAAAAGAAAAAGGTAGTGTCGTTTTGGAGGGCTTATCCGATTTTTTCGTATAAGTATTGCAAGAGAGGATCTTGAATCCTATTATCGTATTAACTTTGCTCTCATGCAATACCATAAATATAGCTTGACGGAACTCGAAAATATGATGCCTTGGGAGAGAGACATTTATTTAACTCTTTTAAAGCAATATATTGAAGAACAAAATCTCAAGAATCAACAAAGACAGGGTGTTATGAAGTATGGATGAAGAAGAACAACAACAATCTGATTCAAAAATAAGCGTAAGTAGTTTCTTTGAACGAGTCGATTCGGTTGACAAGATAGCTAATAGAGCTCTATCGAAAGCGAATGCGAATTTTGATATTATTAACAATCAAAAAGCACTTATCAATAGCATTAATGTCTCAATTGAAGCATTAGAGACGAAGGTTAGAGATATTGCAAATTATATAATTATAGAGAAAAAAATTGAGAAGGACGCTGAGGAAGATAGACTCTTTGAACAACAGGATGAAGCTCAGAAGGGCTCGATGTTAGAAAGACTCGCTGGTCTTAAATCAAATAATGAAAGTGAACAAACTCAGGCAGCGGGTGAGGAACCGAAGAAAGGTGGTGGTGGTATTTTAGGAACTCTTTTGACATTAGGAATTGGTGCTTTTGCAATTAAGTTTCTTTGGCCTGCCATTTTGCCCTTAGCTGGAACTTTGCTTAAAGGTGCTCTGGCAAAATTTGCAGCGTTTAGTATCGGTGGAATTGGAACTCTTCTCAAAGGAATGTTAGTGGGTAGTGGTCTTACTGGAATAGGTTTTTTGGGTATTGGTGCATTAATGGAAAAATTTGGAAATTCAACTGAAGATACTTTTAAAAATGCTGGGGAGAGTGCTGCTAAAAAAATCAAAGAATTTAAATTTAACGAAAAGGGTGAAGTTAGTGGTGGTGAAGGTGGTTTAGGTGGTGAAGGTGGTGAAGGTGGTGGTGAAGGTGGTAGTGAAGGTGGTAGTGAAGGTGGTGGTGGATTAACAGATTTTGGAGATGATTATAAGGCACAAGAGGAATATTATCAGTCAGATCAGTATCTTAGCACTCTTAATAAGGATGGTATAGGCACATCATATGAGGATATGAAAAAAACTCTTGAGAAAAAAGACTTGATTGAAAGCAGTAGTTCAACTTATAAACTTGAATATAAAAGTGGTGATGGAAGTAATCTAGAAGGAAAAAATAAATTAGATTTCATTATTAGAAACGAGATTGAAAGGGTAGAGAGTGATATAGACATTAAGGGCCCCACAGATTCACTTCTAGAGGAGTTAAGTAAACTAGAAGAAGCTGATCAAATTTTGATAACAGGTGATCCGACAAATGATTTTGGAGGAAATGATTACTTACAAAACTTGATAAAAGAACAGAATATAGAATATGATCCACAAGAGAATATCACAAAAGAAGAAGAAATAAAACCAGTTGTAGATAATGAGGGTCTTGACCTAAGTTTGTCTGAGACATTTTCAGACAAATTTTTAGCACTTGATCAACAAGTAGATACTCTCAGTGAAGATTTTACAGGATCAATTAACGCAGAACAGGGACAAATGTTTTCTAGACCAGCCAATAGTCCAAATACCACAGTGACTGTGTTTAAACAGACATCATCAAATTCTCCTTTCACAAGTCTTATGTCAAATAAGTATCTCTCATTAAACAAAACACTACCACCAGAAGTGTATAGGGCAATCAAATAATGGCTGAATCTAAACTTTTTGTCAAAAAATGTGTGTTAATTCCTGATGAGGGTGGTAAATCATCCTTAAAAGAACCACAAAATATTACTGCTGGTATAGCTAATATTGATTATTATGAGAGTCTTTTGAGTCCAACTATAGAACTAAAAGTTACTTTTGTTGACGTTGACCAATTATTAGGACGATTGGGAGTTACTGGAGGAGAATATATTGATCTTACAATATTATATGGTGACGGAGATCAAACTGAATTTAAAATTAGAGCAGAAGATCATAAATTAATACTAAATTCTGTAAGAGATATGGTGACTGATTTCAACAAACAAGTTGCTACTTTAGAATTTGTGTCTGTTGAACAGTTTGTCAATCAAACTGCAAGAGTTAATCAAAAATACACTGGTAACATTACAGAGACTGTTAAAAAATTACTCAAAGATCCAACTGCAATTGGAACAAAGAAAAATTTAGATAGTGATGAAGCTGCCAACTCTTACTCATTTGTTGGTAATTTAAATCATCCATTTGAGACAGTTCAATGGTTGTGTCCAAAAACACAGGCATCTAAAGATAGTTTTGGATTTTTATTTTATGAAACTTTTGATGGTTATAATTTTAAATCAATTAAAAGTTTATTAGAACAGGATCCAATAGAATATAAACAGAGTAATAAGGCACTTGGTACTAATCTGATGATATTGGATAGCAATTTAGATGAAACAAATGATATTGGTATGAATCTAAAGTCTGGAATGTATGCAAACAGAACCATTTATGTTGACATTGAAAGTCAAACATTAAAAGAGGTTGACTTTAAAATCGATGATTTAAATATTGAAAATAGACCTAAGTTAGGAAATAAACTAGATGAAACTCCAACTCGACTCATGCTCAAAATTAGTGATGTAGGAGTTTCACAAAAAGGATCAGATAAAAAAGAAACTCAACCAGCGAGTGAGCTTGACGAATATAAAAATAAATCTTATATTAGAAATAACCTATTGTTTTCACAATCATTATCAATATCAATTCCATTAAATACTAACTTAAGAGCTGGTTTAGTCATTGATGTCAAACTACCTCTCAAACAAGGCACAGATGGAGATGAAAAAGTAGATAGTTACGGAAGTGATAGAACTAATGATTCAAGTGGGAGGTATCTCATTTCTGAATTGAGACATATCATGGCTGGTGGTAAAAGTGAAACACAATTAAAATTAATTCGTGACGTAACCACAGTCTAATAAAACGCTTAAATAAAAGAAACAGGAGTAATCTAATGAAATCAATCGAAGATCATATTGAATACGACAAGAAAATTGCTGATGATCCACAAGCGAATCCAGCAGCAAGAAGACATGCAAAAGAAGGCGATCACCATGATCCTAATGCTTTAGAACTATTTTGTGATATGCATCCAGATGAACCTGAGTGCCTAATCTATGATGATTAACTAGATGTATCAAGAACCGACTAATTTTGCTGGAAGAGATGGATTCCATTGGTGGATTGGACAAGTTACCGATCCAAAGAAAGGAGAGTGGGAAAATTCCTTAGAAAAGAAAGAAGCGGAGAACGAAGAACCTGTTTATTCGCATCGTTGTCGTGTTCGTATCGTTGGATATCATGGTTGTGGAGATGAATTACCAGATAATAAACTACCAATGGCACACGTTCTTTTGCCATCTAACGTGTCAACTACTGGTGGTCGCCATGAGTCAATGCAATATCAGGGTGGAGAAGTTGTTGTTGGATTCTTTTTAGATGGCGAGGATGCTCAACAACCAGTTATCTTTGGAACTTTATTCAAACAAAGTTACACTGTAGATACATTAAAAAATTCAGAATTTAACGCAAAGAAACAAACTTGTTTTCAACCATATACTCCACCAGATGTAAGATCAACCGCTGGTGATCATGAAATACAAAAAAATAAAAATGGTAATGGTAATGGTAATGGTAATGGAGAAAACAGTCAGTGGAGTGGCGGAGTTAGAGTAGATAGTAAAAAAGTTGTATCAGAAGAGAACGCTAACTTTAATACTGAGTTTCAAATGGAAAACTCAACGCAGTGTGGGGATAATGAAGTATCAAAGATAGAGAATGCTTTGAAGGAATTCTCTAAAAAGATGAAGCAGTTTAAAAAGTTAAATTCTTCTGATGTTTTTGTTAATCCTCTCTATGGTGGTGTGGTTGATATTCAATCAGAATTAAAATTAACATCAAATAGAATTCAAAACTCCATGACAAAACTGATTCGTCGTGGTCGTTCTAAAGTGATAGAAGATACTTTGGATAAATTATCAAAAACTTTTAAAGATAAAGTGCCTAAACCAAAGCAATCTCAAGCTGGAGATGCCGTGAATAAGTTATCTGATACAATATATTGTAACTTTGAAAAAATACAGGATCAACTTGGTGATTATTTAATGAAAAGTTTAGAAAATATGTTAGGACAACTTTTAGATGTGCCTATTTGTGGTGTTGAAAATTTCATGAGTGACATGTTTGGTCAAATTAATAATATTTTAGATACAGGTCTCGGTAGTATATTTAATCAATTAAATGCAATTCAAGGTGGTGGTATTGCATTACCTAGTAAAACATTCACAAAAGCTATTCAATTTGCTGACCTCATTACAGGTATTCTTGAATGTGATCAAACAAATTGTCCAGAGAATACATCTTATTCTTCAAAGAATGGAATTAGAAAAGCGACAGAAGATGACTTTGATAACATACTCGATAAAATAGGATTCACAAGCGCTGTGGATTCCTTTATAGAAGGTGTAGATGGTATGATTGACGCAGATCCAAGCGCCCCAGATTGTTCAACAAATGTTCTTAAGTGTGGGCCGCCTAGAGTTGATTTTCTTGGAAGTAGTGGTCAAGGTGCAACTGGAAGTGCAATCGTTAATGTTCTTGGTCAGGTGATTGGTGTTGCTCTTGAGGCGCCTGGTTTTGGATATAGAGAGCCACCTTTACTGTCATTCTTTGATAGTTGTGAAAATGGTTATGGTGCTGGTGGTTTTGTTAGATTGGGTGAGGTTACTGATCCAAATGGAGAAACATCTCTTGGTGTGGTTGAGGTTGTAATTACAGATGGTGGTCAAAACTACTTACCAAACACAACACAAACAACTCTTAATGAAGATGGATCTTTAACTGAAACGGAAGTTGTTCCAGATCCAAACGCTAACTATGATGGTGAAGTGTCCTATGTAACTTCACTCGATGACGTTGTTCTTGTGAACACAGGATTTGGATATGAAGATGGAGATACAGTTACAGTTGAAGGTG